GAGGTAGCTTTCGCGACATCCGGCGCGCTTGTCGGCTCTGGCGCACTCGCTGGCGCAGCCAGCCTGACGTTCTCGGCGAGTGGCACGATATCTGGCGGGGCAGATGGTGCCATGTCGGCATCTGCCAGCCTGACGTTCTCGGCGAGTGGCACGCTGACGGGAGAGCAAGCTTCAGGCTACGTGCCGCGCGGAAAGCCGATCAAGCGCCGGCTGAGGAAGCGACGTGAGGACAGGCCATGGAAGCCCGTCACCTACGAGTTGGCAGAGACCGAGGTCGAGCATGACGCGCGCGCTCCGGAGCCGCCGTCTCAGCTTAGGCCGCTGCCTGGGATGGGCGAGACCAACGTTCTGATGCTCGATCGCTCTATACAGCGCATCGAGCCGCCAAAGATTCGTTTCACGCGGCAGCGCCGGCTGTTGGTGCCTGCTGCGATCGAGGCCGTCGCGCCTCTTCAGGATGACGAGGAAGAAGAGCTTCTGCTCCTCCTTCTCGCAGCGTGAGTGCCGCCGCCGGGCTACGGGCGTCTAAGCCATCCGCCGCCGGGTCATCGGGCGACAAGAGACAATGGGGTTTTGAATGAGCACGGAGACACAATCTCTCGAGTCGATGCTGGACGAGATGGATACCGCTGGTGGCGAGGATCAGGCGACACAAACGCCAAGCTCTCAGCCGGCCGCGGAATCTGAAGCGGGCGATAAATCAAGCGAGGCGCCGCCGGCCGTCGCAACCAGTCCAGTCGAGACACGAGCCGATGATGGCCCCCTCGTGCCACGCAAGGCCCTTGAGGACGAGCGCAAGAAGCGACAGGAGTATGAGCGACAGCTGGGCGAGTTGCAGCGTCAAATGCAGCCCAGGACGGACCCGAGGCAACGGCAACAGTCGTTGCCTCCGGAGCCGCCAGACCCGTTTGTTGACCCGCAAGGCTATGCCTCGTGGGTAACGCAAGCGGCCGTGCTGCACGCCCAGGCGCAGGCGCAGAAGCAGGTGGAGTTCGTCGTCTTGAACCGCGAGTTGAACCGTTCCGAGCGCCGTGCGCGCAAGGAATATGGCGACGACAAGGTTGACAAGGCGGTCTCCGCTGCACTCGAGACTGGGCAGGATCGGAAGTTCATTCACTCCGACGATCCTTATGCGGACCTCATGAGTTGGTACGAGAGCTATCGTCTCGCCACCAACCCAGATGAGGCGAGAGCCAGCATCGAGGCCGAGATCCTGGCTAAGTACGGGTTGTCGCCCACTACCGCAGCGCCTGCGGCATATGCTCTGAAGCAAAAAGCGCCCGCTCCACGTTCGCTGGCGTCGGCCGGATCTGCTCAACCGCGTGACGATCGCGGACGATGGACCGGACCGACGCCGTTGGAAGAACTCATCGACTGATAGGAGCCTCCCATGGCGGAGACAGCAATTCCATCTGCCTTGAACGAGAAGGTATGGGATAACAACTACTTCAAGGATTATGTGAACCAGAACTGGTTCAAGAAGTTCATGGGTCGCGGCACCAATTCCGTGATCCAGGTCAAGGAGCAGCTGAACAAGAATCCGGGTGACACTGTTACCTTGACCCTTGTCAACCGGCTGACAGGCGAGGCCAAGAGCCAGAACGAGACGCTCGAGGGCAACGAGGAAGACCTCACGCTTCGGTCGTTTCCGATCACGATTCGTGAGTACAGCCACGCCGTCAAGTTCTCAAAGTTCGAAGGGCAGAAGACCGGCATCGATCTGCGCAACGCCCATAAGGATACCCTTATGGACTGGAATATGGAACTCGACAGAGATCTGATCATCGAGGCACTCGGCTCGATCAACGGCAAAGCCTACACCTCTGCCTCCGAAGCCGAGAAAGATGCCTGGCTTGTCGACAACGCCGATCGTGTGCTGTTCGGCGCAGTTAAGTCGAACTCCGGCAGTGATCACTCGACGGCGCTCGCCAATGTCGACACGACCAACGACAAGCTGACGCCGGATGCGATCAGCCTGATGAAGCGCATGGCCAAACAGGCCAACCCGCGCATCAGACCCATTCGCCCGAAGTCCAGCATTGGCGGGTCGGATGGGTACGTGCTGCTTGCCCCCACAGAGATGGTGCGTGATCTGGCCGCGAACTCGACGTTCGTGCAAGCCAATCGCGACGCTGGTGTGCGTGGTGACAGCAACAAGCTGTTCACCGGCGCGGACTACATCTGGGATAACGTCTACATTTACGAGATCGAGGACATTCCCTCGCTCGGAGCTGTCGGCGCCTCCAGCGCGGTCGTTCGTCCTTGCTACCTTCTTGGTGCGCAGGCGCTAGGTTGTGCATGGGCAATGCGCCCAACCACGGTTGAGGAGGAGTTCGATTACAAGCGCAAGATCGGCATCGGTATCAAGCAGTGGATGAAGTACGAAAAGCTTCGCTTCGGCGCGGGGCAGACCGACACCGATGACTACAAAGACCACGGCATTGTGACCGGTTATTTCGCCGCAGCGGCTGACGCCTGATAGGAGCGCACTCACATGGCTACCGTTTCAACAAATCAGTACACCGGCCTTCAGCCGGCCGGGCACGGCCTGCAGGGCAACGTCAAGGCGTGGTATGGCAAGTACACGTATAGCGCTGCGCCGTCGGCAAACGACCTCCTCAATCTGTTCAAGCTGCCCAAGAACTGCTTGACGCTGTGGGGGTTCATCGCCACCGATGACATCGACACCGGCACGGAGACGCTGGATATCGACGTCGGCTTCACGGCCAACGGCGGAGGCTCGGCAACGGTCACTCTGCACGAGGGTACGACATACACGAACGCGGCCGGTTCCGCCGACGCGGTTGGCTTCGTCAACGGCGGCGTCTTCACGGGCGACGCCATTGTCGACCTCGCGCCTGCTGGAACCAACTGGCGGCCGTTCATGCACGCCACGGGACCGAAGTTCTTCTCGGAGGAAACCGTGGTGCAGGCCAAGATCACGGCGGCAGCCAATGCCGGCGGTACGGGCACGGTCTACGTGTGCATTTTCGGGATCGTGCTCTGATGGCTCGGTCCAAATCAGAGGTGGCGACGGATACCCTGCGCAAGCTGGGTATCCTCTCCGCTGTCGACACGCCCTCGGCGGAGGATTCATCCTTCGTCGAGGCGCGCTACGATGACAAGCTGGACGAGTTACGCGACAAGGGGCTTGTCTATTGGACACACACATCCCGCACCAGCGCTGACATTCCCAACAGCGTTTTCGCAGCGATTGTCAACATCATGGTCGAGGAGCTTGCGACCCACTATCGTGCGGCAATTCCAACGGTGACGGACGATCACGGCCGTCCGGTATCAATCGGCACAAAAGGCATGCGCGACTTGCGGCGTCATATGGCCAAGGGGCCATCAGGCGAGCCGACGCGAGCGCTCTACTACTGACACGAGATGCCCCTCACTGATCTCACGCTCCCCCTTTCATCAGATCCGGCCGAGCTCGCCTGGAACGGCCAGGCCCGCCTGATCAACTGCTTTGCAGAGCCGCTTGGCCAGCGCGCGAAGGCGGCATTCGCGCACGTGGCGACAGACGGTCTCGCGCCTCTGGCGACCATTACCAGCGCCGGTGGCATCAGGGCCATGATCGCGGTGACTGACGCAGAGGGACTGGCCATCGCAGGTCGCGTTGCGGCGCGGTTTGATCCGACAGGCTCTTACACTGTGGTCGGAGGCATCCCCTCTGACGGGCACGTCGGCATCGCGCAGAACGTCGACGGTGAGGTGGCGATCGTCTGCGACGGGCTCTATTTCAGCTACGCCAGCGGCGTGCTGACGCAACTGGCCGATCCCGACCTCGCTCCGCCCGTGAGCGTGTGCAGCATCGGCGGGTATTTCGTGTTCATGATCGCTGACGGGAGGATGTTCGCAAGCGAGTTGAATGATTTCGCCGTCGATGGCCTTTCCTACGCCGATAACGAGCAATCGCCTGACGGGGGCGTTGTGTGCTGGGCGCGCGGCAATGATCTGATGGCCGGCGGCAAGGCCTCGATCGAGGTTTGGCAGGTGACCGGCGCCGAGGGGTTTCCGTTCGGCAAGGTCACGATGGTGCTGGATCCGGCCACGCAACAGACGATCGGTGTCCTGTCCGCCGACAGCGCGATCGACGGCGTGTTCGTGGCTAGCGATTACACGGTCAAGATGCTTGAGGGGTACTCGGCCGTCACGATCAGCCCGGGAGCGCTCAACCGGGCGATTGCTGACGACGCCAACCCCACAGCGATCAGCGTCACGCGCTGGACGTCGCGGGGCTTCACGCACTACGCATTCTCGGGGTCAAGTTGGACCTGGGTCTACAACGCGACGACGAAAGCGTGGCACGAACTGCAGAGCCACAATTCGAGCCGCTGGCGCGTGTCAAAGGTGATGAGCTTTGGCGGGCGCCTGATCGCCGGCCACTACGCGACCGGCAAGCTGTTCCGGCTCGATCACGTCACGCACACAGAGGACGGCGAGCCGCACGTCATGACGGTGCAGTCGCTCCCGGTTGCGGAGTTCCCGCACCGACTAGCGCACAACAGCCTCAACGTCGACATCGTGCCCGGCACGGCCGGCCTGTCTGACGTGGATCGGCATGTGATGGTGTCGTGGTCCGACAATGGGGCGCCGTTCGGGACTGAGCTTGTGCGGTCGCTTGGCGCCACGGCACAGGTGCACGGTCAGATCAGGATCAATCGCCTAGGATCGAGCTTCAACCGCACCTATCGCCTGCGCATGTCGGCGGCGATCCGGCGCAGCCAGATCGGCGCGAAGGTTGACCTGGTGCAGATGGGGACGACGTGATGGCTGACATCTCGCCGCCGCCGGTCAATCACCCCGTTGTCGGGGCTGACGGCAAGCTGACCCCGATCTGGGTGCAGTGGGTGACGGAGCTGGTTCGGGTCATAAGGGGGCTTTGATGAGCATTATTGGCGATCTTATGGGGCGCACCAGCGCCCGCTCTGCAGAGCAGCTTGGTCAGCGCTCGATGGGGCGCATCAACGAGGGCTATGACAACGCAGACCGCTACTCTCGGCAGGGGTACGACACCTCGATCGGCCGGTTTCAGCCGTTCGCGGACACCTCGCGGCGCGGCTATGACCTTTGGGCCGACTCCTACGGGATCAACGGCGCCGATGCCCAGAACCGGGCGTTTGGGCAGTATCAGAACGACCCGTTCTATCAGCACAGCAGCGAGCTTACGAACAACCTCCTGCGCAACATCATGCGCCAGTCGGCCTCGCGCGGCATGGGCAACAGCGGCGCCTCGGCGCTGGCGATGGGGCGCGCCGGGCTCGAGGCGCAGGATCGCCGCATCGGCGAGTGGCGCGGCGGGCTCGGCCAGTTCGGCAACCAGGCGCTCGGCATCGCCGGCACGATGTCCGGCTTCGACCGGGATTACTACGGCGGGATGGCCGATCGCTCCATTGGTCGCGTGAACGCGATCAACGGCATCGATGCGAACTCGACGATGGCGGCGAACAATGCGCGCATGGCCGGCGTCAATAACCTGATGCGCGGACTTGGAACGTTGGGAGGGCAGGCCATCGGCGCATTTGCTCCAGGCGGTGGTGGCCGCAGCGCGTTCAGCTGAGGGTGATTTCACATGGCTACAAACTCCCTTATGCGACGCTGGGAATTCGACGTCCCCAGCATCAACAATCTGGTGCAGCCGATCGAAGCCGGCGTTGAGCGCTATGACCGGCTGAGTCAGCAGGCTCGGGAGAACGAGCGTCAGAACGCGTTGCTGGAAATGAGGCGTCGCGCGGCGGAGCTGGAACAGGAGAAGTTTGGCCTGGAGCGCGGGCGATATGACCGCGAGATGAAGCGGGCGGATATGATGGACCCGCTTGACGTGGAGGCGCGGCGGGCACAGATCGCGCAGACTCAGGCTGGCATTGGCGCGCAGCGCCAACAGATGGAGATCGCGCGGCAAGCCGCAGATCATACGCGCGCGATGCATCCTCTCGAGATCGAAATGAGGCGTGCCCAAATTGATCAGCTTCGCCAGAAGGACGTGATGGCTGAGGCGCAGGCACGCATGTTGGGGGACTTGTTTCCTGGAAGCATCCGTCCGCGCCAAGACGCGCCGGCATCGCCGCCAGCCGCTCCGGCACAGCCGCAGAGCGGGTTTCAGCGGCAGTCGTTCCAGGGTGACCCGAACCTCATCCCCGTCCAGACCGCGCAACCGGACGCACAGACTCAACAGCCAGAAGGGCTCACTTCCGGCATGTCGCCACAGCGTCGAGCCGGGCTTGGGCTGGCGCTGATCGGCAAGGGCGATGCCGGGAAAATTCTCGCAGAAAGCGATCCAAGCAATATCGAAAAGAAAACTCGTGGCGAGATCGAAGAAAAGCTGATGGGGCTCGCTGCGGTCAATGAGCGGCTTGGCGAGATACGTAGGCTGTACCGGCCTGAGTTCCAGACGATCGACAACAGGATGGGCATGGCGTGGGACGACCTAAAATCCCGGTTCGCCGTAGGACGTGCGATGATGACCCCGGAGCAGACGAAGGAGTTGCAGGACTTCGCAGAGTTCCGTGCGTTTGCGGCTGACAACATGAACGAGTACATAAAATATGTGACCGGCGCGGCGATGACGAACGCGGAGGCGGGCCGGATCGAGAAGGCTATGCCGAAGGCCGGCGATGGCATTTTCGACGGCGATAGCCCGCCTGCGTTCGAGTCGAAGATGAAAGCCGCGATGCGCAGCACGCAGATGGCTATTGCCCGGTACCATTATTTCCGCAATCAAGGCTTCCAAGGGAACGTGTCAGACATGGCGGTCCGGATGCCGCTCGATCGCATGGGCGGCGTCATTCAGCAGCGCACGGACCAGCTTCTGCAGCAGCAGCGCCAGCAGAATCCAGGCGCTCCCCTGGAGCAGATCAAGCCGTTGATCCAACAGCAACTCCGCAAGGAGTTCGGCATGGGACCGATCTGACATGGCCACGCTCAACGGCCTCGACCTGCTGTTCGGTGATGACAACGGCGCCTTGATGGATGTGCAGGAGGGCGGCGCCGGCACTCGCCAGCAGCCTGGGCCTCGCGTTCAAAACGTCCCCCTGACCCCGGGCGAGCGCAGGCAGCAAGCGCCGGCCCGGCCTGCGCCGCGGCCTCAACCGCAGCAACCGCCGGCCGCGGCGCCAGCACCTCAAACCCAGCCGTCTCTCGACGGCGAGGAATTGCTGTTCGGCGAGCGCAGGCCGCAACCAGCGGCTCAGGCTGAGCCGCTGGCCGTCGCATCGCGCCTTGCCAAGCAACGCAGCAGGACAGGAGACGCGCGCGGCGCGCTTCAGCGGTACGTCGAGGGCTATCAGGACCCCGCCCACGCCAACCTCAAGGCGTTCGACTGGGACGACACGAACGTCGGAGCCGCGACGTCGTTTGGCGCGAAGATGATGGCGCACAACGATGAGGCGTATCTTGACATCATCAAGCGCCAGCTTGGACGCGACTACATCGCGACGGAGCGCGACAAGTACGGTCAGCCAATCGTGCGCTACCGTGACGCCAGCGGCGTCGAGCAGCGGCGCTACGTCAACAAGCCAGGGCTCGACATGGAGGACGTGCAGCGCGGTGCAATCGGCGCTGTTCCCTACGTCGTAGGCGGGGCGGTTGTCGGTGGACTGCAGAAAGGGTCTGGTCTGCTGTGGAACATGCTCGGGCAGGGCTCGACCGCAGGAGCAACCAGCGCCAGCACGCAAGGCGCGGCCCGGCTCATGGGGTCCAACCAGAACCCCGACCTGATGCAGACGGGAATTGCCACTGCGGCAGGCGCGGGCGGAGCGCTGCTCGCTCGCCCTGCAGGGGCCATTCAAAACCGCATGATCGTCAAGCCCGGCATCGTCGATGACGCCGGCAATCTGACGCCTAGGGGTGCCGAACTCGCGCGCCGCTCCGGTCTTGATCCCGATATCCTCGACGCCGCGGCCGCACGGGAGTTTGCGAATACCTACGCACTGAGCCGCGACACAACGCGCGCCGCGACAGCCGCGACCAATGCGGAGTTCGGCATACCCGTCACGGCCGGGCAGGTCACGAAGGACCCGCAAAAGCTGCTGAACGAGAAGAATTACCGGATGGGCGTGCACGGCGATGCCGCCAAGACGACGATGACCGAGTTCTACGAGGAACAGGCAAAGGCGATCGAGCAGGCTGCGCGCGGTAAGGTCGCGCAGGCTATCGCGCCGAGCCGCAACGTCCTCGGGCAGTCTGCCGAGGACACGACGCAGATGCTTGGCCAGAGCCTGCGCGACAGTCTCAACCAGAGCCGCGTTGCCGCGCGCGCCGTTGAAAAAAAGGCGTGGGACGCCGTTCCGAAAACGGCGCCAACAGCCGATGCTCTTGCTGATCTTCCGGCGGCAATTCAGCAGCGGCTCGGCAAGTTCGTAGTCGATGGTGAGCGCCATCCCGTGGCGGTCAAAATGGCCGAGGCCATCGAAGGATTCATCAAGGGCGAGTTTCCTGAAAACGCCGTGCCGTCCGTTCTCGGCTCGGCGCGCCCCAAGAGCATCGACGACTTCCGCAAGATCCTGTCAAATATGCGTGCTGGCGTGACGGACCCCGGCGACAAGGCTGCGACGACGGCGATCTACAAGGCGTTCGACGACTGGCAATTCTCGCCTCAGACGGCCGCGAAGCTTGGCATTCCGCTCGAGGATCTGGCCAAGCAAAAGGTTGCGCGGGAGGTGACGTCGAATATCCGCGATCTCTATCGGCCTACGCTCGACGGCAAGATGACACCAGGCGCGAAGAAGCTCGATGCGGTGATGCGCTCCGCAGACAGCCCCGAGACGATCCTGAACAGCTTGCTTGGCGCGCCAGGACAGAGGTCCGCGCCGCCGGCCGGCACGACCGAAGCGCTCGAAAAGCTGAAGGAGATTTTCTCGCGATCCGGCCAGGGCGGGCAGGAGGCGTGGCAGGACGTTGGCCTCGCCTACTGGATGCGCCTCGTTCAGACGACGCGCGGCACCAAGCCCGACTACGGCGTGATGTTGAACAACATCGACAACGCCTTGGCGTCGCACGGCTCTGTGATCCGCACGCTCTACACGCCCGAGCAGCAGCAGATGATCCGGCGGTTCCGTCACGCGCTTTCGAACGTCGTGGCCAAGGATCCGAATCCGTCGGGCTCCGGCACGGCAATCGCGATGAGCGTCAAGCAGCTGTCAGACACGGTAATCCGCGCGCTCGGGTGGTCCGGCAACGGCGTCGTCGGAATGGTGGCAGCCGGCGGCCTGTCTGGCGTGAAGAACGTCGCCGGTGGTGTTGGCGCGCGGCGCGCGATCAAGGGTGGCGCCGATCGCGTCGACCCGAACATTGCGCCCTACGTGACGGGTGCGACGTCGGCCGGCATGCGAACCGACATTGGAGAGCTTTGGTAATGACAGCGGAATTCAATGAGGCCTATCGCGGGCTGATGAACGCGGTGCGCAGTGACGCCTCACGCCGGCGACGAACCGTGGCCGGTATAGATATCATCGAGCCGTCGCCAGACGATGTTGCGGGAATCGGTGCGGCAATGGCGGTTGCCGGAGCCCCTGTGGCTTTAGCAGGCCGAGCTCTCGCAACTGCACCTCGCACGATTGGGGCTGGCGTTGGTGGCCTGTTTGGAGTGTCGGCCGGGAACGAGGCTGAGGCGCAGAGCAGGAGAGGAGCCCCTCTTCCCGTTGATCCGGCCGACGTTGCGGCAGCCGAGAAACTGCCGGAGCATCTGCGGCCCCAGTATCTTGATCTATCCGCGCGAAACCGGGCTCGTCAGCTCAACCGCGCGGAGCGCGAAGCATTGACGGGCATGAACAAGATACTGTCTGACAGCGCAGCGGCCGGGGATGCTGCCGCGCAGGCGCGACAAGCAGCTGAGGCGACACGCGCAGAGGAAGCGCGCAGAGAAGTCTTGAGCACAGCGCCGAAGCCGTTCAATGAGCAGTTTCCGACGTGGAACAGCTTGCAAGGGTTTCTGCCGCTTGCGGTCGGCGCGGCAACAACGTTGCCTTATGCGCTTCGCGGAGCGGCCGGCGCGTCGTCTGCTGCGCGCGCGTGGCGAGGTGCAGCAGAGCGCGGCATGGCAGCGACAGATGCGCCGACCCTGGCCACCAACAACGCGTTGGCGCAGGCTTACGCGAGGCAATTTCCAGCACCATCGGTTGGCACGACCCTGTCTCCCTACGCTGTTCCCGCCACAATCGGGGCCATAGAGGGCGCAGGCGTCGCCAACTTGCCAGAGGCCTACAACGCCTTTCTTCCGCCGGAGAACCCGGAGGTGAGGGCCTACAGGGAATACCTGAAACAGCTTCCACCAGATCACCCGGCCCGTGCACGGGCCGAGCGCGTTCTGTCCGAATTGCCTCAGACAATGCCCGCGCGCGACGCGGCGTTTGATCACTTCGGGTCTACGAATTTTCTTCGGCGCATGGCTGTCGGCGCACTCGAAGGCGCGGGCGGAGCCGTGTTCGGCACGACACTGGCCAAGCCGTTTTACCCGAGCGAGAAAGGCCTTCCGCGCGCCCAGACACAAGCGCTTTCTGACCGGGTGTCGGGTTCCGGTCTGGACGACGCGACGCGGGCGATTCAGGCGGAGAGCCAAGCAATGGGATCTGTGCTACCGCTTCCGCCGGCTCGCCAGCAGCTTATGGCGCAGCCACTGCCTCCACCCGTAATGCCCGCTCCAGTTCAGACACCATCCTATCAGCCTCGACCGCAGCTACAGACCTCAAACAATCGTCCTCAAATAACAGAATTCGATGTCGGTGCGACTGGAGCGGCCATCGGCTTTCCGTTTGTTTGGAGCGACGGAAGTCCGATCAACGCGCTTCTCGCCTACTACCAGGGCCAGCAACCGGCCTACTGATCACGGACAACCTCCGTCCCGGCGACACATGACACACCAGTGCACGCGTCCCTGCCTCACAGGATGACGACACATGCCAGATTCAGGATTTGTCTTTCCGCCGGCCTTCCGGGTCGCAACGGCCGACATGGACGTCGTGGCCGGCGGCTCGCTGGAGTTTTTCCTCGCTGGCACCAACACGGCGACAACGGTCTATAGCAACTCCGGCCTGACCTCGAGCCTGGGCAGCGTCGTCTATCTCGACAGCGGCGGGCACCCCGTAGCGTCGTCGGGCAGCTCGACAAAGGTCGTGGTCTACACCGGCGCAGCCCTCATCAAGATTGTCGTCAAGGACAGCCTGGGCGTCACCGTCGCGACCTATGACAATGTGCTCTGCGCGCAGGACACCTCAGCCCTGTCCGGCGGCGGCTCTGATGGGGGCGTGGAGGCTGTCGTCTCCAAGACGGCAGACTACACCGTCCTTACCACGGACGATGGTAAGCTAATCAACGCCGATCCGACCGGCGGGGAATTCACGATCACGCTGCCGAGCGCCGTGACGGCCGGCGACGGATTCGAGATCGGCATCCGCCACGCCGGCACCACGACAACCAACCCGGTAAAGATCGCCAGCGTTTCCGGGCAGGCGATTGCCCGCGGCTCCCACTCATCCACGCGCGAGACGCTGAAGCGCGGTGGCGAGACGCTTCGCCTCGTGTCGAACGGCGCCACCTGGGTAGCCTATGGCGATACCTCGGCCGACATCACGGAGTTCCCGATACGCGTTGCCGACAGGCTGACGGCGCCGCCCGCATCTCCGGCTGCCGGGGCTTACTACATCATCAACGGCACGCCCACGGGAGAGTGGATCGCCTACGCGCAGCACGACGTGATGAAGGCCGACGGCAACGGCGGCTGGATCAGGATCAGGCCTTACACAGACTGCGGCTGGCTGGCCTACATCCAGGACGAGGACATGCTCGTCCAGTACCGCGGGAGTGCCTGGTCGGACCTATCGAATGTCACGGCGCCGACGTCATCATCACTGAAGCGCGCCATATTCCAGGAGCGCCAGAATGCCGGTGTCAACTCCGATGCGCTGACAGCCTCTGCCTGGACCAAGCGAACGCTCAACGTCACGCAGGTGAACGACATCACCGGGTGCTCGATCGCAACGAACGTGATCACGCTGCCGGCCGGCAGCTATCTCGTGCTTCACAGCCAGACGTTCTATTTTTTCGGCACACCGTCATCGACGGGGCGCGCCAAGGCTCGCCTCGCCAACACCACGTCAGGTGAGTTCTTTTACGCCGAATCAAGTCTGTATCAGAACTCCAACGGTGCTGCCGCTCCAGCCCAACACCATCTGCTCGGCGTCGTGCCGCTGCAGTTGACGGCGACAAGCACCATTGAGCTGCAGTACTATCAGACCTACGGCACCACGCAGGCCGGCGGCCAGTCTGTCGACGCGGCGTCGACGCCTGAAGTCTACTCTCAGATCCAGATCATTGACCTGGCGTCCCTGCAAGGTCCGCAGGGCACGCAAGGTCCGCAGGGCAATACTGGCCCCGGCTACTACGCCACGTCGACATCATCCCTGACGATCGGCACCGGCACCAAGACGTTCAGCACGCAGACGGGTCTGGCCTACGCTGTCGGCAGCACGGTCAAGGCGGTCAACTCGTCCAACACCGCTCAATGGATGGTCGGCACGTGCACGAGCTATTCCGGCTCGACGCTGGTGCTGAACGTGACGACTACAAACGGTGCCGGCACGGTCGCGACCTGGAACATCGGCCTGGCTGGCGAGCAGGGCCCGCAGGGCGACGCGGGCCTCGACAACCAGAACATCGGTGGCCTGACAGTCCTGTCGCGATCCTCGATCGCCAGGAACGACAAGCTGGCGCTCTACGATGCGAGCTCGACGACGACCAAGGCCGTCTATCCGCTCTCGTTCGAGTGGTTCAACCCGATGAACCCCGAGTGGGGAGCGACGGGTGATGGCACAACCGACGACCAGGCTGCCATTCAGGCGTGCATCGATTATGTCTCAACCCTGTCCACGGCGACGGAGGGGCCGTGCGGCGGCATCATTCTGCCGGCGGGCTACAAGTTCAAGATCGGCGATCAGCTGTCCCTGCGCAAGCCGATGGTGTTCCTGTGCTACTCGTTCCTCGAGTACAGCGGCACGGCCAACAGTGCCGTGGTGGTGCAGGACACGTTTCCGGTTGCCTATCGCAACACGGGATGGCACGTCTACCTGCAAGGAATCCGCTGCACCGCAGCCAACAAGAATACGTCGGTGCCCTCATCGATCAACGCGAGCGGCGGCTCCGGCCTCGAGATCCGTGGTGCGCAGTTCGGCAAGTTCTACGTCGGCGACGTGATTGCGTTCCCGAAGTACGGCGTATGGCTCAACGCTTCGAACGACCAATACAAGTCGACCGTCACGATCACGATTGCCTCCCCTGGCGTCGTAACCTGGAACGGGCACAACCGCGCCAACGGCGATGCCATCCGTCTGTCCACCACGGGGGCGCTGCCCACAGGCCTCAACACCACGACGGCCTATTATGTCGTGAATGCCACGACCAACACCTTCCAGCTGGCTGCCACACCGGGTGGCGCCGCCATCAACACGTCGGGCACGCAGAGCGGCACGCACACCGCGCGCGGTGGCCAGCACATCCAGGACGTAGATATCCAGCTGTTCGGGCAGATCGCCTACAACGGCGCCGGCATCTATGTGCACTCCGACGACGCGGCTGCCGGCGCAGCGCAGGTAATCCTGATCAGGGGCTCCAACCCGTTCTCGAATTACCAGAACATCATTCTTGGCCCATCAGGCGACAACAACACCAACCACGTCGTCGCCCAACTCTACGCGATGGACAACCAGTCGGCGTCGGGCGGCAACAAGTCGATCGAGATCAACGGCAGCTATAATGACGTGCACCTGCCGTATCTCGGCACCACAGGTGCCGTCGTCTACGGCTCAGGATCAATCAACAACTATGTGCGGGTGAATACGCCTCAATCCGTTGGTTGGACGATCACGGACAGTGGGGCGGGCAACATCACGCTGTTCCCACAGTCCGGCGGTTGGGTCGAGGCTGTCACGGACAAGACCTACACAGGCACGGTGACGGCCAACGCTGGCGTCCGCACCGCCAACACCGGGTTGAAACTGCGCGACACCGACGCCAGTCATTATCTGACGCTCGCTCCAGGGTCCAACCTGACGGCGGACAGAACCCTGACGATCACGACCGGGGACGCGGCTCGAACGCTGACGCTGACTGGGAACGCCACCCTCAACCAGGATGTATCGAGCACGGGCACGCCTACATTTCCCATCGTCAATTTTGACGGAACGTCTTATGTCGGACTTTCGGGTGGAACGACGCCAATCTGGCAACTCGACACCAACGACTACTACTACTACGACCGGGCAGGGAACATATTCAACCTGACAATCGGCGGCTCTGTCGTCTGGTC